TTTAATAAAGGAAATTATCGTGGCACTTTATGTTCGCATTCAAAACAACGCAGTAACAGACTGCTGGGACACCCCACCACCAGCGGGTCAAGACGGTTGGAAGTCAGCCGTTGAAGTCCGTCCAGCTATCACAGCGCACCGTCAAGGCTACACAGCCCACACGTTTGACCTGACCACTGATCCAGTGCAGATTGTGTACGGCACCTACGACATCCCAGTTGCAGACCGCAAGGCTGGTATGGTTGCCAACGCCTCGTTTGCCTTCCAGCAAGTTGTTCAAGAGCAGATGCGCAATCCATCAACCTACGACCCTGCTGCCGTTGCTGCTGCACAAGCCGCCATCGCTCCAAAAGTTGCCGCTATCGAAGCTGCTACCACTCACGATCAACTTGATGCGCTGATGTAATGAAAAAAATCTTAATCATGGGCCTGCCCGGTTCGGGCAAAACTTTTCTAGCTACGGCGCTGAAGAAGTACCTTGAAGAAAACTCCAATGTCAACACCATGCCGCTAGAGCGAATGTTGCATTTGGAGTTGCCACCAATTTCATACACCAGCAAAGTAGACTGGTTCAACGCAGATGAAATCCGCAAGCGCTTTAACGACTGGGACTTCTCCAAAGAAGGCCGTATTCGCCAGTCCTTACGGATGGCAGAGTTTGCTCTCAAATCCACTGGCGACTATGTGATCTGCGACTTTGTTGCTCCCCTTGTTGAGATGCGTAACAACTTTAAGGCCGACTGGACTGTGTGGATGGACACCATTGACCAAGGCCGGTTTGACGACACCAACAAAGCGTTTGTTCCACCAGAGCAGTATGACTTCAGGGTAACGGAGCAAGACGCCGAAAAATGGGCAGAGTTTATTGGTCGGCACATCCTTGACGAACGTCGTCGCCCAGTGTTTGATTGGAAGAAGGAAACCGTACAGATGTTAGGCCGCTGGCAACCGTGGCACAAAGGCCACCGTGCGCTGTTTGACAGGGCTATCGCCAAGACGGGCCAAGTGGTCATCCAGATCAGGGACTGCCAAGGCTGGAACGGCTCCAATCCTTTTGAAAAGACTCAAGTTGAACAGCTTATCAAGCGCGACCTAGACCCGTTGTACCAAGGGCAGTACGTTGTGCAGCTAGTGCCAAATGTGACAAACATCACCTACGGGCGCGATGTCGGCTACAAGATTGAGCAGGAATCGTTTGACGATGCTACTCACGCTATCTCTGCAACCAAGATAAGAAAAGAAATGGGTGTGTGATTGTCTTCACCAACGGTTGCTTTGACATCCTGCACAGGGGTCATGTAGAGTACCTAGAGCAGGCCAAACAGCTTGGGGACTGGCTGGTTGTTGGCTTAAACTCTGATGCCTCTGTACGCAGGTTAAAGGGGTCTGACAGGCCTTTTAACTGCGAAGAAGACCGATTGGCAGTCTTGTTTGCGCTGCGCTGTGTGGATGAGGTTCTGATCTTTGACGAGGATACCCCTCTCAAGTTGATCCAGACTATCAAGCCAGACATTGTGGTCAAGGGCGGCGACTACAAACCAGAAGATGTGGTGAGCAACGGGTTGCCAGTAGTGATCCTCCCCTTTATCGTCAACCACTCGACAACAAGGACTCTTCATGCGCTTAACGGGAACCGTACCTAAAGGATGGGGCAGTGAGACCATTTGGGCAACCAATGACCTGTACTGTGGCAAGCTACTGAACTTCAATGCTGGAGCCAAGTTCTCCATGCACTTTCACGCTGTCAAGGATGAGACTTGGCATGTGCAGAGCGGCAAGTTCATAGTCATCGTCATTGACACCAAGACCGCAGAACGGTCTGAGCATCCCTTAAACGTAGGCGATACGTGGCACAACCCTCCCATGCTGCCCCATCAACTCGTTTGCATTGAGGCTGGCAGCATCATTGAAGTTTCTACCCCAGACTCTGTGGTTGACAACTACCGAGTGGAAGCTGGAGACAGTCAATGCGCGTCCTAGTCATCGGTGATGCCTGCATAGACGAGTACCGCTACGGAGAAATCCAGCGGGTCAATCCCGAGTCGTCTGCACCCTTGCTGACCTTCACCCGCACCGAAGAGCGCATGGGCATGGCGTATAACGTGTTTGCCAACCTAAATTCTTTTGGGGTTGCTGTTGATCTGTGTGTGCCGTCCGAGATGTCCCGCAAGATCAGGTACGTGGATCTACGTACTCAAGATCACCTGCTTCGGGTAGACCACGATGTGGAGCCAGACCCTTACACGCTTGACGCTACCTACGACTATGACGCCATCGTGATCTCAGACTACAACAAGGGCTTCATTACAGATGAGGTCATTCACGCTATCAGGGCGGCGTTTCAAGGGCCGATCTACATGGACACCAAGAAGCCAAATCTGGGCGACTTTGCCAACATCTACATCAAGATCAACGAGCGGGAACTGTTTGAGTCCACCTCCCTGCCAGACCAAGAGATGTTGATCGTGACCTACGGAGCCAAGGGCGCTGGGTATCTCAAGCAACTGCACCCTGCGCCAGCAACTGAAGTGGTCGATGTCTGCGGGGCTGGAGATGTGTTCTTGGCCGCTCTGGTTGCCAAGCACCTTGAGACTCAAGACATGAACGCCGCCATACGGTTTGCCAACGAGAAAGCCGCCAAGTCCTGCACCTACATGGGGACGGTATGCGTATCCTGATTACGGGCTACAAAGGCTTCATTGGGCAGAACATGGTCAAGGCCTTGGCCGATCACAAGCTGTCGCTCTATGAGTGGGGTGAGCCTGACTACAACCTGTCTGGTCTGGATCTGGTCATCCACCTTGGCGCTATCTCAGACACCCGCTGCCAAGACTGGCCTGCACTCAAAGAACAGAACGTAGACTTCACCACCACTCTGATAGACCGCTGCCAGACGTATGAGATCCCTCTACAGATTGCCTCATCAGCCTCGGTCTACGGCCCAGAGAACACCACGTTCAAGGAGTCTGACCCTGTAGCCCCGTCCAACATGTATGCGTGGTCAAAAGCGCTGGTAGAGCAGTATTTCCATGAGCTGACGCCGACCTCACCCGTGCAGTTGTTCAGGTACTTCAACGTCTACGGCCCCCATGAAGACCACAAGGGTGATCAGGCATCCCCGTTCCATAAGTTCAAGGAACAGGCCAAAACAGGAGCGATCCAGATTTTTGAGGGCAGCGCTGACTTTAGGCGTGACTTTGTGCCCGTGCAGACGGTTATTGACGTACACAAGGCGTTCTTCAACGTGTTCCAGTCAGGCATCTGGAATGTGGGCACAGGTATTGCCAGATCGTTTCTGTCGGTGGCTGAAGAGGTTGGTGGCCCTGTTGTTGCCGTACCAATGCCTTCTGATTTAAAATTGACGTATCAAAAATACACCCAAGCAAATCTTGAGCAATTGAACAAAGTTTTAGAAGCTCAGAATCTTTAAGGACTGACCATGGCTCTCGAAATTGACCCAGTTAAATATGGCGTGCTGTGGCAAAAAGTCGAAGACTATGAGCGCCGCTTTGACGAGATGGCAAGAAAGATGGACAAGATGGAGAGCCAACTTGAGCAGTTGGTTGGTCTTGCCAATCAGGGGCGTGGAGGCTTTTGGGCTGGGATGGTCATGGTCTCTGCCATCTCTTCCGTTATAGGCTATCTTGCCAATTTTGTTCACGGGTCAAAGTAGCAACGAAATTGTAAAAATTTAAAGGCCGGTCATGATAGACCCTCTAACAGCCCTTGCCGGGATACAGGCCGCTGTTGCCTTAATTAAAAAGGTCAGCAAGACCGTCGATGACGTTTCCTCCCTTGGCCCTGTACTTGGGAAGTACTTTGATGCCAAGTCCACGGCCACCAAGGCCGTTGTTGAAGCCAAGAAATCCAAGTCCAGCATGGGCACAGCCATCCAGATTGAGATGGCTCTCGATCAAGCAAAGCGTTTTGAAGATGAGCTACAGCTCTTGTTTATGCAGAGCGGCAAGATAGACGTGTGGACCCGAATCAAGTCCAGAGCAGCAGCGTTAGATGTTGAAGCTGCCCATGATGCTAGGCGAGAAAAAGAAATTGCTTCAAGGCGCAAAAAAGAGATCGACGAAATTATTGAGTTGGCTTTGCTGGGCACGGTGTTCACCGCCATGCTGGGGGTGATCTTGTACTTTGTCTTTGGCATCTTTGAGCAGTGCGGCGGGAAGTGCTGATTGTGAGTAAAGAGCAGCTAAGTATCATTGACAAAGTGCTGTCCTATGTGGATAGCCCGTTTAAGCTGTTCGCGCTGATACTCATGGCGGTGTTTGCGTTCTCTGGGTACTTTTTCTGGCAGAACCAAGAGCTGCTGATTGGCGCGTACAAGGAGTCAAAGAAGATTCCAAGCATTGCTGAAGACCGTGTGGAGGACGCAGCGGCGCACCTGTTCAAGCAGTCGGGTGCTCTGGTGGTGGCGATCTTCAAGGTCAACAGCATGTTTGGCACAAGGGTGTTGTATCGGGCATATGGGAAAAACGGCAGGGACAAAACCAATGATGGATTGGATGTCGGGCTGTTTACGCAGAACTCAGCCAACAACTCTGATGTGGTCAAGTTGATGGCAAACGAGATCCCATGTGGAGAATACAAGTCAGCGCAGTCAGAAATGGGCTTGTGGTACATCGCAAGAGGTGTTGCGTACACATGCCGTATCAGTGTCCCACCAGAGCCGGGCAGGTTTGTCGGGCAGATCACAGTTGGATGGGCGACTCAGCCTGAAGACATGGACAGCACCCGCGCCATGCTTCAAATTGCAGCAACAATGCTTTCAAGGAGTAAACAGTAATGGACTGGCTAAAACAAATTGCACCAACAATCGCCACGGCGATGGGTGGACCACTGGCGGGGATGGCTGTGTCGGCCATCTCAAAAGCTATCGGCGTAGACCCCGACAAGGTGGGCGACCTGATCTCCAACAACAAGTTGTCAGCAGAACAGATTGCTCAAGTCAAGATTGCTGAGATTGAGCTTCAGAAGCAAGCGCAGGAGCTTGGCCTGAACTTTGAAAAGCTGGAGGTTGAGGACAGGAAGTCTGCGCGAGAGATGCAGGCTACCACCCGCAGCCTGATGCCACCAATACTCGCTGGTACGGTCACAGTGGGCTTTTTTGGGATTATGGTGATGATGTTCATTGGTAAAGTGGACAGCGCCAACCCTGCCATCTTGATGATGCTTGGCTCACTTGGCACGGCGTGGACGGGAATCATCGCGTATTACTTTGGCTCAAGCGCTGGCTCACAAGCCAAGACGGATTTGCTTTCTAAGGCGGGGCCAGTGAAATGACACCTCATTTTTCATTAGCGGAACTGACCGCTACCAGCCACAGGCAGTTTGACAACACGCCAAACGAAGCTGAGACCGCCAACCTCCAACGACTTGCCGAGTTCTTGGAGCAGGTCAAGGAGACGCTGGACGGCAAGCCGATCATGATTAACTCTGGGTTCAGATCAAAGCAGGTCAATGACAGCGTAGGCTCCAAAGACACGAGCCAGCATCGAATTGGCTGCGCTGCGGACATCCGTGTTCCCGGAATGACGCCTGATGCCGTGGTCAGGGCAGTGATAGCCTCGGGTTTACCCTATGATCAGATCATCCGTGAGTTTGATGCTTGGACGCATATCAGCGTGCCAAACACGCCAGACGGGACCCCACGTAGGCAGGCGCTCATCATTGACAAGGCAGGTACTCGACCTTTCGCCTGATACGTGGGAAAATGAAGTATGCCACTGCGTGAACTTACAATTCACTCAACAAACGAAGGGTGCCCAGAATGACGACTGCCAGTGTAATGACCTACGATTCATTGGTCGAGAACGTCCAGTCCTATCTGGAGCGCACAGACACGGCTACCCTCGAAAAGATCCCACTTTTTATCATGCTGGCGGAGCAGACTATTGCTGCGCAGATCAAGTTTTTGGGCAACCTGACGGTGCAGGGCAGCACCATGACGACAAGCGCCAATGTGATTGACAAGCCAGCACGGTGGCACAAAACAGTGTCCATGAACATCACCGTAGCAGGCAAGCGCCAGCCAGTGCTGCTTCGCAAGTACGAGTACCTTCGTGAGTACTGGCCCGAACCAACAACTACGGGCGTGCCCAAGTTTTACTGCGACTACGACTACACCCACTGGATGGTCGCCCCGACCCCGAGCGCTGACTACGTTTTTGAGGTTCTCTACTACGAGCGCCTCCAGCCGTTGGACTCCTCCAACCAAACCAACTGGTTCACCGTATACGCTCCGCAGGCTCTTCTGTACGGCACACTGCTTCAGGCCATGCCGTTCTTGAAGAACGATGAGCGCGTGCAGTTGTGGCAAGCCCTGTACCAGCAGTCCATGGACGTTTTGGTGGCAGAAGACCGACTTCGTGTGGCAGACCGTCAGGCCATTGCCGTTGACAGCTAAGGATAAATCATGAGTTACAACAGCCCCTTCACAGGCAACGTCATCCAGCCAACGGACGTTTCGTACCGTTCCATCACCCTTGCGGCCAACACCCAGTTGGAATGGCCGATCAATGGCAACGCCACGGATGATTACGCCGCCCGAATTATGGATGTCACCGCTTCAAGCGCTGGCCTGTCCTTGTTCATGCCTCCAGCCAATCAAACCTCGGTAGGCAACGATGCTTTGATTCGCAATGTGGGAGCCAACAGCTTCACCGTCAAAACCTTTGACGGCGTTGGCACGATCATCACGATTGCGGCCAATGAAGCCAAGTATGTTTACATCAAGACCAACGCCACCGAACAGGGCACATGGGGCAACATTGCCTTTGGCACTGGAACCTCCTCAGCGGACGCTGCAAGCCTTGCTGGCGCTGGTTTGCTGGCTTCCTCCTCCACGCTGAATCAAAGCCACCCATCGGGTTCTATAACGGCTGCGTACACATTCCTGACCACAGACCGCGCCAAGACCATGATCTGGTCGGGTGGCACAACCACGGCCACGCTGCCTTTGGCTACAACCACTGGCGATAACTGGTTCGTCATGTTCAAGAACAACGGGACTGGGACTATCACGATTGGGACCACGAGCAGCCAGCTTATTGACGGCGCAGTTACCAAGGCTTTTGCTCCCGGCGAGTCAGCTTTTATTGTTTCGACTGGTACGCAGTACGTCACGGTCGGCTACGGCGTCAGT